TATATGTATGTCTGCGATTGTGAGTGCAAACAATTCCCCAGGGCGCAAGCCTGTATTAACTGCCACATTATACATGTTGTCGTAAAATGTGCCTTTGCACGCTTCAAAGAACTCGTTCTGTTGCTCTACTGTCAGTGCAAAAGCATTAACTTCTTTGTCTGCCCTTAGCTTTACACCCTTTGCCGGGTTCTTAATCATCAGGTCATCTTCCATAGCTCTGCTAAACATATCATTTAGGATAACCTTGATTTTATTTTGCCTTTCATACTTGTAATTATCATCAGAAGCCTTGTCGATGAGTGACTGCACATCTGATTTGCGGATAGATGTTATGTCATAGTTTCCTAGGCATGGTGAAATATTCTTCTTGTATATGTGAGTGTATTCCCTAATCGTATTGGGGCGCACGCTCTTTTTCTTGTATACATTCATCCACCTGTCAAACCACGCATCGAGGGTAACGTTGTCTCTAACACTTGTAAATAGTTGATTGTCGCTCACTGCTATGCTAAGTTCTTTTCGCAGTTCCGACAATTTGTTATTGTAAATCGTTTTGCTTTTGCCGAACCTATCTTTGTATCTGCCTTGATAGAGTCCGTCCTTGCGCTGAGTTATTCCGACTCCCAGCTCTTTTCCTCTCAAATCCTTTCCCATACTGATTTATGGCTCCTTTCAAAATCAAAAGCCATTATATGATAACTTCTATATTACTACATAATGGCTTATAATTCAATATATCTATATATTATTAGTCTTTTCGAGATACCGCTCAAACTCCTTGCGCTTAACCAATCGCTTTCCCTTTCCAACAAAAAGTACAAAAGGGCATGAGGGATTGTTGAGCATTTCATTAATTCTGTTAATTCCTATGTTACTATATTCCGCGGCTTCATCAATCGTCAGCGTTACTTTTTCCCATATCGGCACTTTGTTAATCATTGCCCGACTCCTTTCTATCTTGCTTTTAATGTCTGCCACTCTCCGGGAAGTGGTCGTTTTTGAAATTAATAGTCTCTGTGATATTTCTTCAAGGCTCTTATCAGCAACTAGCAACTTAAAAATTTCCGCTTCCTCATCGGTGAAATTGGCATTTTTCAAAATTTCTTCAAGTTCCGGTCTAGTCAGTTTTGAAAACTTCATAGACCTGTCTCCTATTCTTCGGTTTTGCTTGCACTGTGTATACAAGTATTTGAGTATCGGCATGAGCTGTCGCACGGCTTGTTGTCCTCGTATGCACATTGTCTTTCAATCGGTTCTATATCACTCATGGTTCTGTTATTCATCGGCTATCTCCTTAAATGTCAACTTTTGCTTTTCCATGCTTCTTCATCAAGAATATACTGTCTGATAAATCTATCTGCATATTGTGGATGTATCATTGAGCGTGCTGTTTTTCTGTCCACTCCCAATGAATTGTCACTTGTAACATATCTTTGTTTCATAACCTCAACTGCCTCTAATGGTTCAAAAATGAGATTATTCTTGGGCTGCAAACCAATAAACCAATATTGTGTAGGCTTTTTATAGTAATCTCCGTTCGATGTTCTGTCTTTGTCGATAACACTAGGCTTTATGCACCAAAAATGTGTTAAATAATGCATTCCGCTAGTGCTTAATGGGTTTTCTATAATCAGCTTTAGATGTTTTCTTTGACATACAATAACAAATTTGTTAAGTATCTCATAAAACAGACTTAACTGCCTATGTCTTTTCATTGACACCTCACATTTTTGCTCAATAGTGTAATTCTTATATTGATAAGCCGTGCAGCATAAGTGTCTAGGACTTTGGTCTGAAAAATAAGTGCAAGGGAAAAATGCAAATATTAAATCATCAGGACTTATCCTATCAAATAAACTCGGCTCACCTTGATACCCCCCATCTATCTCTTTAAAAAGGTCGGTAACATAGTCTGTTTCGCCAAATTCATTTTGAATATCATAGTCGTAGGCTTCAATTCCATACTTTTTAAAAGCGTTTTTAAATGTTCCCGACTGCTCAAATAAACAATGTACTGTCATCCTAAATCCACCAAAAGGAAACCTCGGTTTTATGTCGCGACAACCTATTCCTTTCTGATAAATTAATTAATGTTTGTTGTTTTCACTACACCATTTCTCTTGTATCTCATCATCCGTCTTATCTCGTCCGCGGATGTGGCACCACATAAGTACCGTCTCTATCAGACCAATTAATCCGAATACTATGAGGGTGGTGTATACTACTGTTGTTATGTCGGCCATTCCTTATCGCTCCAATCTGAGTCTATTTTCTGACCGCAATTATCACAATATTTCTGCTTGTTAAGTAAGCCCTTTCCATTGCAACAAGGGCATAAAGCAAATTCTTTATCTTCTGTAAAATCTGGTTTCTTTGGTATCTGCTTTTCAAGCGCTTGTATTGCAACACCAACAGCATCGCGCAATACCTGAGAATGTATTTCACCGCCTATTTTTAAATCAAACTGTATTGCTTCTATTGCTTCACTCTCTGTCATGTTATATCCTCCTCATATCTATCCTCGTGGATTTCCCTGTCCTCTTCGTGGGAATAAGCTCTTTTGCAATGCGTGCAAAAAGCTAAAAGTTCCTTTATGTTTGTGCTTTTTTCGTATTTGCACCCTTTGCAATCATATGGGGTTGGTTCTTTATTGTTCTTCTCTGCCATATTATCCCTCACTTTCTAATAACTCCGGATTGTCGATAATGTTGCCGATAACTTCTGCGTTAACCGTATTTATCCAGTAGCCTAAATCCATAAAGTCTGTGAAAGACCGCCTTACGAGCTTTCTGCGACTATCACTGTTTTTCAGCGTAACTCTCTCTGATTTTGTCCATGTAAAATCCGGCTCTTTGTGCTTTTTCTTTGGTTTTAGTTTGTTGCTCATATTTCTTCATTCTCTCTTCAAGTTCTCGTTTTGCTCTGACGAAACAGGCTTCCGTGGTTTCCTCTGTAACTTTTACAAGTTCTTTGTCACGCTGCCGGATAGTTATTTTTGTTTCCTTGCCATTGGTTTTATAAAACATTCGCAAGTCATATCTTCTTTGCAGTGGTCGGTAAAACTCGTAAAAATCCGTCAAGGCTTCCATTGCGGACCCCTTTCTTTCATCTTCTGCCGTGCCAAGTTCGCCTTTTCACAAGTTGCATTTTTGACATTCTGCTGATAGTGCATTTCGCAGACCTTATATCCGGGCTTTACCGGATTATCGCAGAAAAAACATAGTCCTTGTTCATATCTGCCGGTTCTTTCAGGCATTTTAACGTGCGCTCTTCTCATTGTTTCTCGGCAAAATGTGCAAGTGGTATGCCCTGGGTCTGCTTTTCTTTTGCGGCAGCGTGTGCATATGCCGTTTTCCTTGTCTTTTTCGTATCGTGCTTTTCGCCATGCTTTTTGTCGCTCGTTATATTTTTCAACATCAGCAGCACGTTTCTTTGACGCAGCTTCGGCTGATTTTGCTCTACACTCAACACAGCTTTTTTCATCACCATACAGCAAGTTTTTACCACATCTAGGGCAAACACCAACTGCCTGCAATTTTTTATAAAGCTCTCTGCCATATGCTGTACGCTTGCTGTTACATGCCGTACAAACCACACCTTCTCTGTCAAGCGGTTTTCCACAAAGCACGCAAAGGTTACTGGCTTTTCGCTCTTCATACCTCTGTCTTGAATACTTGTCTTTTATCATTTTTCGCTAGGAGTAAAACATGTTTTAATTGGTCGACCAAAACCTCTTTACCTCCTATCTTTTCATCTTCTCAATGCGCTCTTTAATTTCTTTTGGCATTGGAATACCTTTAATTGGCTTATTTTGGCTTTTATTATCTTCGAGCGATAATTTTATCGTCTGTTGATTTTTAGAGCTGATTTGAGCCGAATACGAGCCTTTATTGGTGTTTTCAATCAATGCCTTTATATCCTTTGGCATTTTTTGATATTCCTTTGCTCGATTAACAACTGTCCTGTAGGTTCTCATAAAGTTTGACTGTACTACGTTTTCAATGCTCTTGCTGTCCGTCAGCGCCCAATTTCTAAGATTATCAGGACTTCCGACAGCCTTTTGAACAAGTGGCGGTAGCTTATTAAATTCCTCAACAGCTCCATAAGTGCCATTCCTAAGCGCCTTGCCGACAAGTAACCACGCTTCCATTTCGTTAAGCTCCTGTGGAAATTGAACCTCATGCAGTTTGTTGATTAGCTGTCCAATGCTCGGTGCAAATCCGCTTGTATCGGAGTGCACGTAAGTTTTCAATGCCATAGATATTTGACTGTAGCTGTATTCTTCCAACATCATATTCCACACATCTACTGTCTCGGATAAATTGCTTGGCTTGTAGTTAGGGTAGCAATCACACATAATGCGGATAATTTTAACTGTCTCGTCTCTTGTCATATCTCTACCTCACACGTTATCCCAATCAATAGCACCTTTGTTAGTTGAATGTGGCTCGTTGTCCTTTAGTGCAAATAAGCCTTGCCAACAGTGGTCTACTGACTGATTGAGGATTTTAACCGCTAAGTTATTATCGCCCTTTGAAAGTCTCTCGATAGTGTTCATAGCTCGGTGCAATGCCATGTCGGTGCATATCGGTTTCTTAATCTTCTTTCTCATTGTCAGATATTCCTGAAAAGCACTCTCTAGCATTTCATCATCGGGATAGTAGACGGCTTTCTTTTTAGATATTGATAAATCAATATCTTTTTCTTTTATATCCTTATCTTTACTATCCTTAACTATACTACTCTTATCTATACTTACCTTACCTATACTATCCTTACCTACGGATACATCTTGTATACATTTTGTATCCATTTTGTTTACATCAAGCGTATATGCCTTATTTTTCTTCAATCCCAACATTGATTTTTCTTCAACATAATCTGTAGGTCTGTATCTGTCTGCCTGTATGTAATTGTGCATTTTCCAATGCTTAATCACAATCACACCACTTTCAAATAAAAGTACAAACGATTTTGCAAGTAATAGCTTAAAATCATCATCGGAAGCACCACACATTCGCTGTATTTTCTTAGGATTATTAACAAATCCGTCATCGTCGGCATTCATAGATAGGTGAAAATAAAGCATTTGAGTACTGCTCGGCATATCAAGGAAAGCGTCACTTTCAGTTATTTTCTTAGCAAACATTCTACGTTCTGCCATTTTAATTAATCTCCTATTTCTTCAAGTTTCGATTGATGTATTTTAATCTTTTTTCTCAAAGTTTATGCGCTTTAAATTACGCTCCTGTTTGAATTCTACCCATTCTTCAATCTCAACATTAGTTACGGCAAAAATCTGTTTCAAAATCTCCAAACAGATAATTACATCAGCCATTTCCTCAACAAGATTGCTCCTGTCGCCTCTACCTCTAATTTCCTTGCTAATCGCCTGTGACAGCTCGGAAAGTTCTTCCATGCATACCACCGACTGCATTCCCTCACCATAGTGCTTAATGCTCTTGGAAACTATTGATTTATCAACGTTAATCTCCATTTTTATTTCCTTTCTTTGATTTTTAGTTAATTAAACCTTTTTGTCCGCTTTTTAGCCGCTTCAAATATCTTATTATGAATGTAGCTCTTGATATCGTTGTAACAATCTTCACATACTTCACTTATCACTACCTTTTTATTGACATCGGGATAACCTCTTTCTGCAAAATCATCAGGGTAAATATCAAAGCCTGTTATTTCATAACAATTGCTACAAAATTTGCCACAAACATCACATTTGTATGCTTTACTCATTCTGAACCACCCACTTTCTCAAAAGGAACCCCTCTTAAATGATCATCAAGGTCTAATTCTGTTCCGTCAATGTTGCCATTTAGCTTGTTTTGGCAGTGACAGAGTAGTATTTCAAGGTCGCAAATTCTGCCTGCCCTATATTCACTTCTTATGAAGTCAAGAACTCTGCCTACACTTTTCATCCTGTACTTTATTATCTTTGAATTGTAATCAAGTCTTATATCCGCAATTGCTTTTTCGTGCTGTTTGATTTCAACTAAATCACGCACGCAAAGTTCATAATCGCTAATAAGTTTTTCCTTTGTATCTCGTGCGATTTCTTCCGCTGTATAGCCTTTAATTCCGCTCATTCGCTCCTACCTTCTTTCAATAAATCCATAAACTTCTCATACTGTTTCTGCGATACCTTGTTATGCTCTTTTTCGGGCTTTAAGCGGATTGTAAGGTGCTTTTCTGCGATAGAGGATAATTCCCTCGCTAACACTTTTTTGCCTTGCTGTATGCCTTGTGTGTAGGTCTTAGGCTGTTTATATTGTCCTGATACAATCTTGCCTAGCCCTTGACCTCCGGCTGTAACGTTATACATCTGAAAGCCCCTATCAGCGAATGTCTTGATAGTGTTAATTTCTCTATCGTCTAACTCTGACTTAGGGCATGTCATATAATCAAGTTTCCAACCATACGGATTTTCAGCCGAATAAAAGCCATGCTTCTTAAGGCTTAGTGCTATGTGGTCATACTCACCTAAATGTGAAGCACACCTCTCTAAAAGGTTTACTGCCTGTCCTACATAACTTCTACGTATGCCAGCTTCATCAGTTCGGGTAAAAGCATATATACCGCTATTGCGTGGAATTGTGGGGCATATATCCTTGATACGCTTTTCTCTTTGAGCTTTCATTGCATATATCTTTCTGTAATTAGGTTGTGCCATTGTTTTTCCTTTCTAGGGCGGCCGTTATTGACTGCCCTATAATCAACTTATTCTTAGTTAAATGGTAATTCCTCGTCAATGTCATCAGGAATATTCATAAAGCCATCATCAGGCTTTGGCTGTGGTTCTGCACTGCTGCCACTTGAATTTTTACTGTCGCAAAATTCCAACTTAGATATATTGCACTCATTGGTATAAACTGTGTTTCCGTCTTTGTTCTTATAACTGCCTGTAGTCCATTCACCAATAACCGCTATCTTTGAACCCTTGAATACGTGCTTTTCTATCGTTTCAGCAATCTTGCCAAAAGCCACGCAGTTAATGAAATTCGCTTTATCGTCTTTCTTTTTAAAATTCTTATCAACGGCAAGCGTAAATCTCGCTATCGCCATTGCATTTTCGCCCTGTGAATATCTAATCTCAGGCTCTCTAGTTAATCTGCCGATTAATGTTACAATGTTCATTATTTTTTCTCCTGTCTGTTTAGTTTTTAAAAAGGGCACTCATTAGGATTAGTAAGTAGCCATTCCTTATTAGGCTCTGCAACATCCACATTTGCCCCACAAGCGACTTTTTTCATCTTCTCGATAAAACTATCACTATCAGCATTTTCACTTGACAGATGGCACATTATGACATTCTGCAAGCTGTCTGAATAGTTTGCTTTGACAAAATCGCAAGCTGTGTCAATACTTAAATGACCTCTGAAAACGTGTCTTGTCTTTGGGTCGTTGTCCTTATCAACTAAATCCTTGTCATAGTTCACGCCTAAGAGAATGTGATTTATATCTTTAAATCTCCACTTAATTAACTCTGTGTCGGTTATGTAAAGCATTTTCCCCATTTCTGGATGAGTGATTAAAAATCCATAACAAGGACACTCGCTACCATCTGCATTTGTATGTGTCCATCTGCCATCTACTGTCGTAAGGTCAAAAGGTCTAATTGTGAAATCGCCAAAATGCACCACATCAAGAAAAATATTAAGTGTCGGATTAAATACACGAATACCCATATTTCTAATATCAGCTACCGACTTGCTGTGGTCAAGGTGTTTATGGGTGCATAACACACCCACAACATCTTTAATGTTCCAATTCAAGCCTTTCTTAATCTCCTTAATCGGTATTCCACAATCAAGGATAAGCGTTTCTCCGCTGTTGGAAGTTAGCAAATAGCAATTACCTGTACTTCCTGTCGCAATGCATTTTAGCCTCATCGCTTCACACCTACTGTCATAACTGCTGGATTTACAACACCATCTCCGTCATAACCATATTCTTTGTTATGCCACTTTCTCAAATATTCTCCATATTCCCAACACTGTGAAAGAATATTAACAGCACAGCCATACATAAATCCTGTTATGCCCTCTGTGTCTGCTTCACGACTTAATCTGTCGGCATTATCAACAAAGCACTTCATAACATCATTACTCTTGTCAATTTCCACCTCTAACAGTTCAGCCCACCTTTCAGCATAAGTGAAGCAAGCTCTGCTATATCCGTCACTATTCTTGTCGTACCAATCTTTGTATTCTTTCTCTTTACCTTTGATAATCTTCATAAAATCACTTCCTTAATCTCTCCGCGTCTTCACTTAACATTATTTTGAATTTTCCACCACATTCACAAACAGCTTTTGCATCATAAACATTCCAGTTTTCATTAGAACGTGATTCATCTTTTGGTTGTGGCTTTCCACACAATTCGCACGCCATTATTATTGGATTTTGCTTCATATCCGCTCTCCATTCTTTGCCTGTCTTTTGCACCAGCAATCAATATATCTGTTTTCATCTTCGATTTTAGGAACTAAATATCTCCTGTAGCGATTAATTAAAGACTTCATCTGTTTGTTGTAAACATCTTCATTAATATAGTTCCATATATCCATATAAATCGTGTTATACTTAAGCAGTGGCTTATATTCAAACACATCATCATTCACAATGTTTACTTTGGAATTAAGCGGTAACTGCTTTCCGACAAGTTCAATTACTTCACGATTTTTCTCAACAACTGTTATCTGCTTAACATCCTCTTTATCCTGTATTGCAAGAATGATAAGACCTATTCCAAGTCCACCAATAAGGACATTTCCGTGTGCATTACGGATAAAATCTCTATTTGTTTCCTTTTCCATAGGAGTATCAGGCATTACACAATCACATCTGTTAATGAGCCTTATATATCTTCCCGGTGGTATTCCGCAGCGGACGATTGCGTAAAAGTCATTATCTGAAATGTCGTAATGTTGGAGTTTGAAATCCCCGACTTGTCCGTCTTTCAGTATTAGTGACATATCTTTGTACATATTCACACCTCGATTTCATCATCCTGTGGAAATTGAAAAATAATATTTCTATGGTAAATTCCATCCTCAAATTCTTGGGTTTCATTTAGCCATGCTTCTCTCAACATTTCCATAGCCTTAACTGCCTTTGCTCTGGTTGAGTATTCAGCTAACTTTGTGCCATTCGGTGATGATGAATTTTGGCAATGGATATATGCCACTTCTACATCTTTATATCTCCCACTAGACATGGATAATGAAAAACAATCATATGGAACATCTATTATTCCGTCCTGTGAAATTACTCTCATACTCAATCTCCTTATCTAAAAAACAAAAACCAGATCAAAGCTACAAAGCTATCAATAAATGCAAGGCAAAAGCTGATAAGAAACAATGCAAGTCCAAATGTTAATTTGGGAAGTTTGCCTAGTGCAATAAGTGTCTCTTCCAAGAGCGATAAATTTGCCCTTACAAAAAATCTGATTATCAAAAAGATTACCCACAATAAAATCATTAGTTTAACAAAAATCATATTTCCCCCTATTCTGCCTGCATAAATGGCGGAAGTGTGCTATCTTCTGGTTCTGGGATTTCTGTATTCTCCGCTTCCGTCTCTTCAAAATCTACCGAATTAGCATTGCTCACAATATCTTCATGTGCCTGGGCTTCTAT